CAGCCCGAGACGACGTTTGAAGAAGACTTTTCTGGCGTTGACATGTATGGCTTTCAACAGCCGATGTCGATGGACTTGCTGACAGCTATGGCGACTGGCGCGATCGACGCAGGCGTCACTCCTGCACCGACGTTATCGACGCCTTACGTTTATGATCCAGCGCGCCAGTTTAGACTGCGGAGGCGTCCGTTCTAATGCCGGAGAAGGATAGCCGCCTCGAACGTGCTGGCGTATCCGGCTATAACAAGCCGAAGCGCACGCCTAAGCACCCGACGAAATCGCACGTCGTGGTGGCGAAAGAAGGCGACAAAGTTAAGACGATCCGCTTTGGCCAGCAAGGTGTCAGCGGTGATAAGGATAAAACGGCGCGCAGCAAATCGTTCAAAGCGCGCCACGCGAAAAACATCGCCAAGGGTAAGATGTCCGCGGCCTACTGGGCAAACAAGGTGAAGTGGTGATGGATCCATTCCTGCGCAAACTATATGTTGACCTAACAGACGACGAGTACAACGCCTTTCGTCCGCGCGAAGACGACGTCGAAGGCCCGATGTACAGCGACGAAACAATATTACGTGCGCTGCGTGCGTTAGAGCAGACTGAAGAGGGTACGCCGGAGCGCAACTACATGGCCGAGATGATGCGCAAGCACGGGCCGCGTGTGGGCGCCAGTTTTGGCGACGAATACGAGAGCAGCTACGAGGGCGGGCAGGACAAGTTTAGCAACTTGCTCGAGGACTACCGCGAGGCCGACGGCTTGCTCGGCAAGGTGGCAATTGGTGGCAAAATGGCGTATGGGGCGTTAAATCCGCTCGGCGACGCATCTAACGTCGGAATGATGGATGGCATACTGCGCTACTTTATGGAAAGACGGAGAGGCGAGTAATGGTAAATCTACTTGACTTTTTTTCAAGAGATCGCGGTGTTAAAAGGACGCAGAGATTGCGTGATTTGTTGAATTACTACATTCCGCCAGACACTCGTGATCCGTTGGCAGCTCTTGCTGGAATTACACCCAGCGCATCATTGGCAGAAGGTGGAGCAGGATTTAAAGAAGCTCTTTCACCAAGCGCAAGTGTTTCACAGAGAGTTGCTGGCGTTGGTAAAGGTCTGACTGGAACTGCTGGGGTTGCGGCGCCAATGATCGTTGCAAATAAGGCAGGATTAACTGCGGCAGAAGCAATACAAGACAGTTTACTTGGATTTAGTCAGGGCGCAAATTATGCAGGGCAAAAAGCGCTAGAGAGAGCAAATCAACGCGGCCCGATGCCTACAGTTTACAGTAACCCAGTTGTCCCAAACTTGAGCTCAAAAAGTGGTATAACTGCATATCATGGATCACCTCATAGTTTTGATAAATTTGACATATCTAAGATTGGCAGTGGCGAAGGTGCTCAAGCGTATGGCTATGGCTTATATTTTGCTGAAAATGAAAAAGTCGCGAGAGATTATAGAGATGCTCTGACTGAGGGTCTAAGGCTGCAAGGTAAGCCGTTAGACACTGTATGGACAGATGAAATCAGAGAAAGATGGCCAGACTTGTACAAGGGGTTATCTGAAGACGATGCTGATACAATGGACGCCCTAATCGGCACAATGGAGGGCGTTGGCTCAATCCAAGATGCAGAAAGCGCAGCGCAATCTGTAAGTAGGGGTGCGGAAAGACTTTTGGAAACAAGAGTTAAGCCACTTTTAGGGGAGGCGCCAGCCGGCTCAATGTATGAAGTAAATCTGCCATTCGAAAAAAGTGATTTGCTAGATTACGACAAGCCAGTGTCTCAACAATCTAAAATATTAGCAAAAATAGATGACAAATACGGCGACCCTGAAATTATAGCTGCTCAGCTTGGGCTTGACTTTGAAACGGCGACTGGCGGAGCGTGGTTACAGCAGCTTGAGGGGTTGGGCCTCGATACAGAAAGCAAAAAGGCTGCCTCTGATTGGTTTAAAGGAGCAGGGATTAAGGGTATAAAGTATTTCGATCAAGGATCAAGAAATACCGCGGATGGAAAGTCTTTAGGTGTCGTGGAGACAGAAGGTGGCTTTGTGGGTAGAGTTGAGGGCTCTGTTCCTAGTGTTTTTGGCCCGAATAGTCCTCAGAGAGTTCTCACAAAAAGTAAGCCATATAAGTCTAAGGAAGAGGCTGAAAATTGGATAAACGAAGCAATAAATCGAAAGACCAGTAACTATGTCGTTTTTGACGATAAGATGATAGACATAGTTCGCAAGTATGGCATTGCAGGCGCTGCCGCTATGCTCGGAATATCGACTGCTGATGTTCAAGGCGCGTTAGCACAAGAGCAGGGCGCACAATCTCAGAGAGGATTATTAGACTGATGGATTATGAGATTAACGAGTTAGCCGCTGCGCTAGAAGCCGAGCTAAACCCTGACATTATGTCCGATGACGAGCTGCAAGGCATCGTCGGCAAAGAGATCGACGACGCAATCGACTTTATCGACAACTGGATCTCGCCGATACGCGCCACGGCCACTGAGTATTACCGCGGCGAGCCGTTTGGCAATGAGGAAGAGGGCCGCAGCCAAGTTGTCAGCATGGACGTGCGCGACACTGTGCAGGCGATCATGCCGTCACTGATGCGCATTTTCCACGGCACCGACCGCACAGTCGAGTACGCGCCCCAAGGGCCGGAGGATGTCGCGGCTGCCAAGCAGGCGACGGAGTACGCGAACTACATCATCAATCGCGAGAATAACGGCTTCCTGCACATCCACGCGGCCTTCAAGGACGCGCTGATCCGCAAGGCGGGTATACTGAAGTGCTACTGGGATGATCAGACGCGCTTCGAGACGCACGAGCTTAGTGGCCTCGATGACAACGGCCTAAACGCAATCATGGCGGATCCAGACGTCGACGTTGAAATCGTCGCATCCGAGCCGATCGGGGAGCCACAGATTGACCCGATGAGCGGTACGATTGTACCTCCGCCCATGGTGCACGCCGTGCGCGCGACATACACATACCCAGACGGACGCGTGAAGCTAGAGGCAGTGCCTCCGGAGGAGTTCCTGATTTCCCGTGAAGCCAAGTCCTTAGAGGACAGTGACTACGTCGCGCACCGCCGCGTCGTGACTGTCTCAGAACTCGTGGCCATGGGGTACGATTACGACGAGGTGTCAGACCTCGGATCTGCATACGACGACATGGAGACAAACGTCGAGCGCTACACGCGCAACAAGGCGCTCACCAACGAGATGAACGAGCGCAACGATCCGGCGATGAAGAAGGTGCTCTACGTCGAAAACTACATCAAAGTGGACTACGACGGCGACGGTATCGCGGAGCTGCGCAAAGTGTGCACCGCCGGCGACGGCAAAAAGATACTCATGAACGAGCCGTGCGCGATGCTGCCGTTTGCCGTGTTCTGCCCAGACCCCGAGGCGCACGACTTCTTTGGTATGTCGATCGCAGACACCGTGATGGACATCCAGCGCATTAAGTCGTCGATTATGCGTAACACGCTCGACAGCTTGGCGATGTCGATCCACCCACGCGTCGCAGTGACCGAGGGCATGGTCAACATCGATGACGTCATGTCGACAGAGGTCGGCGCCATCATCCGCCAGCGTTCCGCCGGTCAGGTGCAGCCACTGTCTATGCCATTCGTTGGCCAGCAGGCATTCCCAGTGCTGCAATACATGGACGAAATCAAAGAGGCCCGCACAGGCATCTCAAAGGCGTCTGCGGGCTTGGATGCGGGCGCACTGCAGTCATCGACCGCGGCAGCCGTTCAGGCCACTGTGAGCGCGGCTCAGCAGCACATCGAGCTGATTGCGCGTATCTTTGCGGAAACCGGAATGAAGCAGCTCTACAAGATTGTGCTGCACTTGATTACGACGCATCAGGATCGCGCGCGTATGGTTCGCCTGACGAACGAGTTTGTGCCGATCGATCCGCGCGTCTGGGATGCGAACATGGACGTGACGATCAACGTCGGGCTTGGCCGCGGATCAGACAGTGAGCGCATGATGATGATGCGCCAGATTGGCGAGATGCAGAAAGAGGCCATCATGCAGATGGGGCCAGTCAATCCGCTGACAGACATGAATAAGCTAGCCAACACACTGAAGTCGATGACGGAGCTTGCGGGCTTCAAGGATGCGTCGCAATTCTGGTCAGATCCTGCGCAGTTCCAAGCGCCACCGCAGGAGGATAAACCGGACATCAACGAGCAGTTGATCGCCGTGCAGATCCAACAGATCCAAGCGGATATTCAGAAGAAGGCAGCCGAGCTGCAGCTTGGGCGCGAGAAGATGATCATGGAAGACGATCGCAAGCGCGACGAACTGGATGCGGAGCTATTCGTGAAGGCGGAAGAAATGAAAGCCAAGTATGGCACGCAGCTTAACGTGGAGCAGATCCGGTCTGAGCTGGCGATTAATCGGGAGGTGATGAAGGCGCAAGCCGACGTCATAAAGAGTGGAATAGATGGTGAAGAGTAAGCAGCAAATCATAGACGACGGGCAGGAGGCTGCCCGTCTCTTACGTGACACCGACCTCATTCGTTTTCTGGATGAGACGGAGCAGGATTGCTGGGAGGAGTTCAAGACAACGAGCACCGGCGATAGAGATGCCCGTGAGGACATCTACATGAAACTGCGCGGTGTTCAGGCGTTTGGCCAGAAGCTGCGTGCAATGGAAGATAATGCGACTATTGAAAAAAAGCAAAAATAGCGCATAATATGGAGCAATAGCAATGTCAGAAGCCAATAACCCGTTAGGGACTGATCTGAACACAGCACAAAATGCCATCAGAGACATGATCGCGCCCCAAGAGGATAACGTGACGGACACTGAGGCGCTTGAGGTCGAAGCCGTTGAGGCGGAGG